GGAGCAAGCCGCGGATGGATCGTCACCCACTGGACCAGTATGAAGAAGACGCTAAGAAGTCTAAAGAAGAGTTCATGAAGAAGGCATTGCTTGACTCCTCTTTAGTGTTCCAGGTGTTCTCTACTCAGGCAGGGGCTAAATTGCTTGATAGATGGAAGCAGATATTAATGGATTCGCCAACGGCTAGACCGGGTGATGATCAGATTTCAATAGGTATGGCGGAGGGGCAAAAGACCTTCATCAGAACTATTATTTACGCAGTTAAACAACACGAGGAAGCACAATGACGGATACCGCAGAAGCGCCCGCCGCAGAACCATCTGAAGGCACCGACAACTCACAAGCTGTGGCAGATGCCGTAGCAGAGTCTACACCTGAGAAGCACGACTTTGTTTTAGATAAGTATCGCGCAGATGGTCGTAGTGAATCAGACGCCATGATGGAGCAGGCCAAAGGATACAAAGAGCTGCAATCTAAGTTCGGATCTTTTACAGGCGCACCAGAAGATTATGAAGTGTCTCTATCTGAAGAGATGTCAGAACACATTAACCTTGAAGACTACTCTGATAACGTTGTTCTTGATCAAGCTAAAGAGATGGCTCGTGAAATGGGCATGAGTAACGAAGGCTTTAACAAGTTTGCCGAGATCTACTTTAAGGGTCAGATGGCAGATCTAGAAGCCATGGACTCTGTACGTGAAGAGGAGATGAAAGCTCTAGGGAATAACGCTGAGCGCAGACTGGGTAACATTCAGGATTGGGCTAAAACCAATCTAGACTCTGACAGCTCAGAGGCATTGATAGGCACCTTAACTTCTGCTTCTGCAGTTCAGGCGGTTGAAGCACTTATCGCGAAGACTCGTAACACACAACAAGTCACAGACACACCAGCAGCGCCAAGTGTTAGCCATGCAGACATACAAGCTAAGCTGGTAGCTAAAGATGAGCACGGAAACCCTAAAATGAATGATCCGGCTTATGCCAAGCAAGTAAGAGCTATGTACGGTCAAGCATTTGGAGAAGAGCCACATAATGTCATAGTTGGCAGATAGATTATTTATTAGTCACGTATTACACTAAAGGCGCCGGGGCGGGTGCTCCTACCCACCCGATATCCCCCGGCTTTAATAATATTAACATGGTAGGAATTACTATGGCGTTTACTCAAGCGACATTCGCACCAATTTCAAGCGGGTCAACTCCGGCCCCATCTACGTTCACCTATAGGTCTGAAGTTGACATGGTGGGCGATATAGAGGTAGCCGACTATTTTGCCCCAAAGGTTAATCAGCTTCGTGTAGGAGATATGATCTTCGCAGAAGGCGCGGATGATGCGGTTATTCTTGTTTATAACGGAGCCGGACAAACGAGCACTGTTATTGCGTCATCATTAGGCGGTATGGCTGTTGCACCAAATGACGGGCCTTATGTGGCCGAGGGTAGCAACTGGGTTAACTCCAGAACTGCCACATCAAGCTTACTTTATACATGGTCAACTGATACCACTGCTACCGACCCCGGTGTCGGAGGTATAAAAAAGAATGGCGCAGGTACAGAGTTATATATTTCTGGTACTGCACTTAATTCAATTGATTACAGCTCTGTTATTGGACAGATCACACGCGATGACTTCTTTATCATTGGCGACTTTGTTAATCAGAGTAATAACTACGTGGATGCGGCAGTGGGCGCTGCAGTTGATAACACCGGGTGGTTCACATTACCTATTGGCAATCAGGCATCTAATGGGGCTATTACGGATGGTTCAATAGTTTCCTTTGGCTACGAATCCACAGCAGAAAGACAGCAGCCTTATATTAATATAATTAGGACTCAGGATACGACAAACAATATAGTCCTAACAGGAACGGGCTCTGATGACTTGTGGCCACCAGCAACGCCGCAACCTCTTACGGGCGGCGCCTACGAGGGATACCGAAAGATAGGTAATCTAGTGCCAAACAAAGAGGCAGGGCTTACGCTGGTTGATGGTGATGACGAGACGGGTGCTGCATTAACGGCGTGCGACATACCTATAACAGAAGATGGTACGTATAGGGTGGATGGGTTCACCACCTTTGCCCACCCAACAAATAACTCAACGGTAGCCTTTGTGTTTGCTGTAGAGCTTGGCGGTGTTTACATCTGGAGCCCCAGACCTATTAAACACGATATGCCTAATGGTGGCGGCAATGCCAATCTTGCTGGTGAGGGAATTCTTTCTGTTCCGGCGGGCGCTGTCCTATCAATGTGGGTAGCCTCCGATAACTCAGGCACTGTTGAATTCAATACTTTATCGGCACTTATCGTTAAGTTTGCTGAGCTATAGGCATTATTTAATTAAATGGTTATAATATAACAATCCGATACCTCTTTAGAGCCGGATAGCGACAATTTGAAAGTACCCTACTGCTTTTGACCGTCCCTATCTAGGCACCACGGTTAAAGTAAGACCGAAATTTTAAAGAGGACATATCATGTCTATTAATTTAAGTAATGCTGCTGTTCAGCAGTTCGATGATCTCGTCAAGCACGAGTATCAAGCACGCGGACGCCTGCGTAAGTGCGTCACAATCCGTACCGGCGTAACTGGCGATACATACAACTTTACCCGTATGGGTCAAGGTATTGCCAATCAGAAAGCCACTCAAGCCGATGTAACTCCAATGAATGTTGACCACAACCGCCAAGCGGCTGTACTTCAACGTTGGTTAGCGCCGGAATACACCGATATTTTCGATAATGATGAAGTTAACTTTGATGAGATGTCAGAGCTTGCGCAAACTATCGCTAAGGCTTTGGGTCGTCGAGAAGACCAAATCATAATCGATGCTATGAATGGTGGAACATACAATACTACACCAACTGGTGCGGATGAGGGTTTAGATATCGTAACGGACGCAGCAGGCCTAACTGTTGATAAGCTTCGTGAGATCAATAAGCGATTCCAAGATCTTGAAATTGAAGATGGTGATAAGGTTATTGCTGTTACACCTAAAGGCTTGCAGGATCTTCTTGCAGACACAGAGGTTACAAGCTCTGACTTCAACACAGTTAAAGCTTTAGTTTCTGGTGAGCTTAATACTTTCCTAGGTATGGAATTTAAAGTTCTTGGTACTCGTACTGAAGGTGGCTTGCCGGTTGTAACTGATCAGCGTGCTTTTGCTTGGCATAAAGGCGCTATTGGCTATGCTGTAGGTAAAATCGACATGATGACTAAAGTTGATTGGGTTCCTCAGAAAACCTCATGGCTATCTAACGGTATGCTTCGTTCTGGTTCGGTAATTCGCGAGAATGCTGGTATCATCCGCGTTAACTACACTACATAAGGGGGTGATCTAATGGCTTACTCGATTGATAATTTAGCACCAGTAAAAGTAGGTAATAGCGATTCTGGTCGCCTATGGATGTACTCTGAAGCTGCAACGTTAGCCGCTATGCGTGCATCTGGTTACTTTGATAGCGCAAGTGCAGCAGGTTTAGGTGATGGTGACATCCTTATTCTTGTTGGAAGTGACGGCTTTGGTATGAATGACATTGTTGTTACAGGTACAACCTACACAGTAGGCGAAGCAATTACTTCAGCATAAAGGGTGAGATATGCCGACTAAAATCGACATTGTTAGTAATGCATTGGTTTTAATCGGCCATCCTCCTATCTCAAGCTTTGATCCCGATCAAGGCGCAGGCGCCACAGTAGGTGCTGCTTTGTATGATACTCACTTAGAGAGCATGCTTTCAGTTACCTACTGGCGCTTTTCAGTTAAGCAGCAATCCTTAAATAGGTTAAGCGCAAGCCCATTAAATAAGTGGAAGTATGCGTTTCAGCTGCCTACCGATTACCTCACAATGCACCGCATTAGCCCTAGATCTAACTACCAGATCTACCAAGACAACATATTCTCTGATCAGACTTCACTTGAAGCTGATTACACTTTTGTGCCTGATGCTACAGAATTGCCCTCATATTTCGTGATGGCATTTCAATATAAACTTGCTTCAGACTTCGCTATATCAATAACAAACGACACGCAAAAGAACGCCATCTACGAGAGCAAGTATGATCGTGAAGTGAAGATAGCGATGGCAGCAGATGCTAAGAGTCACCCACCAGAACCAATACAAGACCAACCATTTACAGATGTTCGCCTAGGTGGCCAATTCAACTCCCTTGGTGGAAGCTAATGCCCAAAGTTTGGACAATGCAAAGCAACTTCACTTCCGGGGAATTGGACCCTAAGCTACTAGGCCGGGTAGACCTTGCTGTCTACTACAACGCTGCAAGGCAGGCTAGGAATGTAACGCCTTTAGTTCAAGGTGGTATGTCTCGTAGGGATGGGTCAGAACTTATCGACGAGAAAAGCGCTCCTACAATCGATAGGGTCTTCTCTTTTCAGTTCTCTACCACTGATGCTTACTTGCTTGGTTTTGCAGATTCAAGAATGTACATCTATAAAGATGGCGACACATTGCAGACCAACATAAACGGGTCAGGCAATGATTATCTTGTAATCCCATACACTGCAGCACAAATCCCAGACTTAGACATAGTTCAATCTGCTGACACTGTAATAGTGGTACATCCAGACGAAGCCCCTAGAAAGATCGTAAGAACATCCGATACCGATTGGGCCATATCTTTATTGGCTATCACTAACACACCTCAGTATGACTTTGATGACGCATCAAGCCCTACACCAGTAAGCGAGATACAAGTAATAACATTCGCCAATCAAAACACCTCTGATCGGTATAGATTAGGGTTAGAGGGGATACTTACCGAAGATATTATCTTCTCTAATGACTCAGCGACAAATGCAGAGAGCATAAGAATAGCCCTGCAGGATCTTCCTAACACTGCGAATTCAGGTGTTAGCGTGGTGGATAACAGCATCACCGAGTATACGGTAACTTTCGCAGACTCGGCTGCTGACGACTGGGATTTACTTACAGGCACGCCGGTTAACACTGAGTTAGTTACCTTTGAGATCTCCACTAGCGAGACCCAAGCGGGAACCTCAAGATCTGAAGATGTTTGGTCAGCTGGTCGCGGATACCCTAGAACTGTAACCTTTCACGAAAGTAGATTGTACTTCGGTGGGTCCAAGTCTCGTCCCCAGACCTTATGGGGCTCTGTTGTTAATGACTTCTTTAACTTTAATAAGGGTCGCGCGCGAGAAGATGAAAGCATCGATGTAACCCTTGATACTGATCAGGTTAATGCCATACAGGCCGTGTTCTCAAATCGAGCCTTGCAGATATTTACAACCGGTCAAGAGTTTTATGTGCCTCAATCGCCTATCACCCCAGAGGGTATAGCGGTAATACCTCAAACGAACTTTGGGTCTAAGAAAGTAAGGCCTATTACTATTGATGGTCGCACCTTGTACATACAAAGAACGGGCAAGGCGGTTAGAGAGTTTGTTCAATCCTCTGATGTAACCAATATTTATAATTCTAATTCAATCACATTGCTTGCTTCTCACATTGTATTAAATCCCTCAAGGATGGCCGCCAGCAGAGGGAGCACAGAAGTGGATGCTAACTATGCTTACCTTGTAAATAGTGACGGTACACTTCTGGTATACAACGTTCTTGGTGCTGAAGGTATTATAGGATTTACCTTGTGGACCCTTGAAACGTTCACCTTTGTGGATGTGGCAGTGGTTAATGATGAGGTCTTTGCTTTAGTTGTAGATGGCAGCTCTTCTTATATCGTTCGAATGAATTCGGATAGAGTTACAGATATAGGAGTGAAGAAGGCGACGCCCGCAAACGGAATCTTTACCGGCTTGGATCATTTAGAGGGCATGACGGTAGATATTGTAGGCGATGGTGCCTTTGACGGCACAGCAGTAGTTTCAGGCGGTCAAGTAACAGTTGATGCTGACCACACCAATACTGAGTGCGGTCTTAGATTTACGCCTATTATCGAGACTATGCCGCTAAACATACCCCTGCAGAACGGCCCTAACTTCTCTGAGCCTAAGAAAATAAACAGGGTAACGATTGATTACTTTGAATCCCTAGGGATGATTGTTAGCAATTCAGTTGGTCAGAGTGCCAGGATTGCAGATAAGACAATGGCTGTGGATGTTTTCGACAATCCAACTCCTCAAACAGGCCGTAAAGACATATGGTTGCTTGGGTGGGATAATGTCGCAACAGTAACAATAACGCAGGAAGAGCCTGTACCTATGACAATTTTATCTATTGCAGTAGAAGTGGGGGTACAGTAATGGCTGCCGCACCTATGATAATTGCTGCCGGGGCAAGCCTTGCTAGCGCAGCACAAAAACAAACGTCTGCAGATATTGAAGCGGGTCAAGCCGAGGTTGCCGCAAAGCAACAAGATCTTCAGGTTAAGCAGCGAGAGGCCGACAGAAAAGACCGGCTAGCTTCGGCTATCTCTGCTCAAAATGCTAGATCGGGTGCGGCTGGTATAGCTGCATTCGAGGGCTCGCCTTTGACCGTTCTTGAAGACTCGATAGAGCGTGAGCAGGTTGCAACAGAGCGAGATACCTTATCGACTGAGCTATCTAGCTTGGCTATCAGGTCTAGTGCAAGTATTCGCAAAAAGATGCAGGGCATGAATGCTAGGCTTGGTCTACTTCAGACGGCTGCAAGTCTTTCAAGGACTGGGGGTGGTGTAGGTGGCTAGATTCACTGAGACAGTTGATATAAGGCAGGCTCCAACACTTCAGTTTGATAACACATCATTAACTAACCGGCTTGATACGTTCTCAGCACAGCAGGCACAGGTTCACGCCCAGCAAACCGCAGAGAGATCCTTCGCGGCGGGTAAGTCCTCATTCCAAGAAGGGCAGGCTCCAGAGTTTAAGAAAGAAAGATTCTTCGGTAATGTTGCATCAAGCTCATACAATAAAGGCTTGAGGGCTGCTTATGTTGCGTCGATCGATCGAGATAACCGCGAGCAAATATCTAAGATAGTCGCCGAAAACCCCTCTAACCTATCAGCGTTTAATGATCAGGTTGAATCCTACCGTAAGGCCACGCTAAACAATATCGATGCATCAGCACGAGAAGTTGTTGATGATTCAATGCTGTCGTTGATCTCCGCAAATAGAATACGGGTCCAAAGCAATGAAATACAAAAGAACCATAAAGAGAATGCATTGGCGGTCTCAAATCAGATTGAGGCGGCTACGACTGATGCGCTTGGTTTTTCAAGAGAAGGAGACCCGAGGTCTGCTCTAAAGCACTTCTTTCAGTTCCTGTTCCGTTAGCAAGATTCTCTTCAGCTGAACCCATTGTCATAACACCACCCT